GGCTTTCCGCCCGTTCCGGGCTCCAAACCTGCCCCCATTGCTCAAACCGCGCCAACCGGCGTAACTTTGCTCAGGACTCTACCTTCGGCTGGATGAAAAAGCCGAGGCAGGTCAGACCGAAGCGCGGTTTGGTGGTGACGGTGTGCAGCGGATCACGGCAATCCTGCCCATGCTCGGTCGCACCGAAATATTTGGTCAGGAAGGCAGACACCAACCCGGCATGCTGCCCGCCGCCGGTCACAGTCTTGATCGGGTAGCGTAGATCGCCCTGCCCACCGTCTTCCGCCGAACTGTAAAAATGGGTCAGGTGAGCGGCGACGACTCCAAACTGGCATCCGGTCGAAAGGTGATGATCGGATTGACCGGCGATAATCGTCCGCAAAGGTTCATCGACCGGATGTCCCTTGCTGTTCGGTCGGAACTGGGTCAGATGGGCGGTCACCACGGAATGATGGTCAACCGTGGTGACGGTACCCATAGGCTGCTCGACGCCGTGGCCCACCACCCCGCCGTTATGCTTGGCGAGGAAGGCCGACACCGCATAGAGGTGAGCACCCCCAGCCGTAACCGTGTGTACCGGCTCATTACCGGCGCTGAACGGCTTCTGAGCGTTTCGCATGGTCATGAGGTGAGGAACAACAATCCCATGAGCATCATGCGCAGCCGTCACCGTCCGCATAGGTTCCCGAATATCCTGTCCGCGAAAGCCATTCACGATGAACGGTGCTGCCGCGTTGACCACGTAGCGCATGGTGCCGACGGCGATGCGCCGCATCGTGGCCTCGGCCAATGGGCGGACGCGCTCAAAAATACTGGGGCAGTTCAGGCTCCAGTCGATGATATCGGCGGCGGTCGTGAACGATAGAAGGCCGGGTCCGTGGGTCGGCTCAGGCCAGACAATGGGCTGACCATCGCAGCGGGCAACCAGATACAGCCGCTTGCGAATGGTGGGAGTTCCATAGGCCATAGCCCGGATTTCCCGCCACTCGACGCGATAGCCGAGGCGTTGCAGTTCTCCCACCCATTTCTTGAATGTCTCGCCCTTGCGGTCTGGGCAGGGCTGGCCGTCACCCAGCAGCGGACCCCATGTCTGGAATTCCTCGACGTTTTCGACCGTCAGCACGCGGGGGCGAATGTGGCGAGGCAGCTTGGCATAGCCGACCACCACCCAGGCGAGGTCGCGAATATTGCGCGAACGCGGCTTGCCGCCCTTGGCTTTGGAGAAATGCTTGCAGTCCGGGCTGAACCATGCCAGCCCGATGGGGCGGCCAGCAGCCACGTCAGACGGCAGCGCCAGCCATATGTTTTGGCACCAATGGCGGGTTTCTGGATGGTTGGCCATATGCATGGCCACGGCCTCGGGGTCGTGGTTCAGCGCTTCGTCGGGAGAACGGCCCAAGGCCTGCTTGATGCCTTCGCAACTGCCGCCACCTCCGGCGAAGCCGACTACGATGATTTCGCGGCTATGATCTCTCTGATGACCGCAGGCGTCCGACATATCGGGAAAGAGGTAGGTCATTTACGGTATTCCTTTGCGCGGAAGGATTGATCGGAGGCCGTCCTTTGGAACCGCAGGCGGTGGTCCTGAAAAATGTAGGACAGTAGTTCGGCCATACGGCGGTGGCGGACGATCATCGTGTTGATGGTGGCCTTGTGGCGTCGGTGGACGTCGTCTATCTCCCGCTCGGATCGTGCGTCGTGAACCTCGTTTCCGATGCGGTTGACGACGTCGCCCCAATAGTCCTCTTTCGCTTGGTTTTCGGCCTGAATGACCACCGGGTCGGATTCCGGCTCCATCGTGGAGTCGGGGGCGATGAACAGGGGCGGCGGGGCGTTAAGCATGGCTGGTCCCCTTTTCGGCGCGGAAGACCCAGCATTTGACCGATGATTTCTCGATCACGCTGTTGACCGTCCTGTTGCTCTCGACGAAGGGGCGCGACAGGCTGCCCTTCAGCACCTTCTTCAGGTCGGAAATCGGCGGCAGTTGCTGGTTCTGCCGGGTGGCCTCGCGGATCAGATGCGGGAAGTTGATGGCGATCAGCTGGTCGTTGGCTGAATGGTTCAGCTTGTCCATGCCGATGAAATCGACCATGTCCCAGAATTCCTCGACCAGGGGATGATCGGCGGAAATCGACCGCTGGCGTTCCTTGGCGGCCTCCATCAGGCAGGTCATGGTTTCCTGACGAATGTCCGGCTTGATATTGACCAGCATCGCCAGGGCGTCCACCAGGGCCATCAGCTGTCCGTGGCATTTGCCGATGCGGTACAGCTTGACCTCGGGCAGCTTCTGCAACTGGGCCTCGTAGCTCAGGGCGCGTTCATGGAACAGCGCCAGGATGTCGGCCTCCCGCCGGCAGGCCTGCAACAGGAAGTTCGACACCTTCTCGACCGGGATGGCCGCCAGTTCGTCGGCGGCGATCTTGGTCCGCTCATTGTGGCGTGAGCGGTCGAAGAATGTATGGACGATGCGCGACATGATGGCTTCCGAGGCGTCCACCGGATTGTTCTGGCTGATGATGATTGAGCCCCGGAACGGTGGTTCCTTGGTGTCGTTGCCGCCGTTCTTGACGCCGGTCGCCCGGCTGGCGCGTCCGTTATAGGCGGTCTTCAGTTCGTCCCAGTCGAACTGGCGGACCTTCGAGGTATCGTCGCCACGGTCGGATTCGATCATGCAGATGGGCAGGTTCGATACCTGCGACATGATGCGGGCGCGGGCGGCGGTGGTGGACTTGTTGGGGTCGAAACCCTCGTAGTCATTCCGGCCCACCAGCTTCCACAGGAACTCGATCAGGGTGGATTTGCCGGCGCCGGCTTGTCCGACGATCTCCAGAAAGGGAAAGGATTTGTGGCGTTCGCGGATTTGCTCGGCGAACAGGGAGCCCAGAAAAAAGGCGGCGGCGATGATGCCCTTGGGACCGAAGGCCTCATGGACATGCTCGACCCATTTGGCGTCATAGTCCGAGGCCTTGCCGATCACCAGCGGCAGAGAGGTGTTCAGCGACTTGACCGACATCTGGCCGATCTCGAAGAAGTCTTCGTCGTTGATGTCGTAGATCACGCCGTCCGACACCGCCTTGTCGGGAAAGATATAGGCCCGGTGCTGGCGGGAATAGCCGATGAAATCCACGGTATCGACGATCTTGATGTCGTCGAGATAGCGGGAAATGATCCAGTTCAGCTGGAAGCTGTTGCCCTGAAACAACGCGCCAGGCGCAATCGACAACAGGCGCTTCTTGAACTCGCTCGATGTCGAAATCTGGGGGCCGGTGAAGGTGTTCTTCAGGCCTCCATGCCGGCCATAGGGAAAGTCGATGCGGGTGTAATACCAGCTTTCGTCGGTCTGCATGTCCCGCTGGAAATAGAGGAACTTGAAGGCGCAGTTGGCGATCTTGTCCACCCTGGTGACCTTCATGGCGGCGTCGAACTCATAACCCCGGTCGCTGGCGGCGTGCCCGGTGGTCTTGAACTCTTCCAGCTGTTTAGTGAACAGTTCCTGGGGCAGCGACCACCAATAGGTTTGGGCGTGATGCTCGACAGCAAAGCTGGTGGATGATGTGCGCCGCCAGATCAGGCATCCCTTCTCGGCGGGGGTCGCCGCCATCAGCAAATCGCCGTGAAAGCGGTAACGCTCGATGTCCGTCTCTTCCAAATCGCCGGCAAGGTGGCAATCGTTCCAATCCACCTTGGCCTTGCCCTTCTGGGGGATCACGGCGGCGCGGGATTGAAAGCCCAGGGCCTTGGCCGCCTTGGCATGCTTGTGGGTATAGCCGTTGCCGGCACGGTCGTTGTCCAGCGCCCAGACCAGGGTGGTCTTCATCGGGTCGAGCTTCTTGATCTCGACCTCGGGGAAGTTCACCGCCGACAGGCTGGCGACCGCCGGCACTCCCGCCAGGGTCAGGGCGATGGCGTCTATGCAGGCTTCGACGATCCAAAGCTCGTCCGCGATCTTCAGACCGGGCGGCGCCCACCACAGGCCCTTATGCTGGCCCTCGAAATTGGCCTTCCTGATCTCGATTTCGCCATCGGGCCGCCTGACGCGGACAGGCTCGATCAGCCGTTCCATGAAGATGCCGGCACCGCGGTCGATGTCGAAGACCACCGTGGCCGTCTCGCGGTCGCCCTTCGGATGGCGGAAATGGCCCTGGCGGAACCATCCCTTGATCTTGGCCGGTGCGAAGCCGCGCACGAAATCCAGATAGGCGATGGCGGTGGCATTGGGGTCTTGGGTGGTCGGCGGGAAACGCTCGTTGAAGCGCCCGAAGGCGTCGGGGAACAAGTCCTTGGTACTGGAAGACCAGCCGCACTTGTTCTCGCGCCCGCATTTGACCACCCAAGGGCTGGCGGCATGGGTGAACAGTTCCTTGCCGCCGCATTGCGGGCATTTGCCCTTCCGCAGCCAGCCTTTCTCTTCCACCATGGAATAGAGCCGCTTCAGGCCGGTCACCACCTCGGACCTGACATCCGGGCGCATGGTTGCGGTGGTGGTCATGCTTCACCTCCGAACAGACCAGCCTCGGGAACAAAATTCGTCAGGATCAGTTCGGTCTTGACAGCGTTTCGCAGCCCCCGCACCGGCAGAGGGGTGACATGCCAGTCGGCAAGAATCTCGCTGTAAACGGTGCCGGGATTCATGGTGATGATGACCGACGCTTTGACACCGCGCAGAGCGCTGGCCAGCGCCGCATGCTCTTGGGCATCCATATCCACCTCGTAAACTTGCTGGCGCTGTGTGTTGGTCGTTTCCATCGGGTAAGGCGGGTCGAGGAACAGCACTGCGTCCGGCAGATCGCCGAAGACTTTCACCACATCGAGGCAATGCCTCTGATGGATGGTGACTTCCTTCAACCGCTGGCAGACTGCCGCGATGCGTTCGGGGAGCCGGTTGAAAACGCCCAAGTGCCATTTCTGATCTCGGTTCAGGCGAAATCCTGTGTTTCCGGTATGGCAGCCATTGACCGAAAGCCAGGAAACCACCAGGAACCGCCGAGCCCATTCAACCGGGTCTGCATGACGAATCTCGCTACGGCACAGGGCCAGTTCTCCCTGATGATAGGGCGTCATGGCGATGGCGTTTTGCAGGGCCAAGCTAGAGTCCTGATCCCGGACAACCTTGAACAGGTTGATCACATGACCGCTCAGGTCGTTGATATGTTCGACGGGGTGCGGGGGCTTCGCCAAAGTGACGGCGGCGCTGCCGGCGAAGACCTCGACCCAGACCCGCTTCCCAGCAGGGACCAGAGACAGGATTTTGGGGGCCGTTCTGGCCTTCGAGCCAAACTGCCGGTGAACCGGGGATACGGCGGTCATCTGTCACCTGCCGTCGCGTCGATGACGGGAGAAATCTCGACGCCGTCGATCGAGACGAAGCTGCGGAACTCAGCGGGAGAACCGGATACCAGATCGATCAGGCGTGAGCGGGCTTCTTGAGCTGTTGTCTTCCAATAATCGCCGAGACGAACAGACCCAGACATGGATTCTCTGGTGGATAGTTCGCAAGCTATGGCCGCCATTTTAAGGATGGTTTCTGTGGCTGCGCTGCGGCAAATAAATTCTCTGCCGCAGAACTGCATCCTGAGCTCTTTCATGATGCCGCCATAGACGGACGGGTCGATGACCGCGACGATGCTGCCGATAGGGATAGTGCCCATGATCAGTTCCCCCCTTCTTGATCAGGGGTAAAGCCGACGCTGACACCTTGACGGTTCAGGATCTGGGCCAGCTTGATCACCTCGGCGGGGATGTCGCTGCCCTCGGTCTTGGCTTGCAGCTGGTCGACCTCCAGGGCCAGGGCGTTCAGGCGGTCAGCGATATATTCCAGGCAGTCCGGTTTGAAATCGCTTCCGGCGCTGGCATAGCTCTGCAAGATCGCGGCGACCTCGCTGATATCTTCGCTCAACATGATGTTTCCCTTTCTCAGGCCCAAAGCCGGCGCCGGGCGGCGCGGCGGCGAAGGGTGCGGGACATGACGTGGTAAAGGGAGGTGATGCGCAGCATGGCGGCCCCTTTGGCTTCAGCCGGCTAAAGTGATCAGCGCCTGTCCGGGCAGAGTGATCGACGGGTCAGGGCAGGCGGATGGCCGGATGATGCGCACCGCCTCGATGCCGGCGACGAAGACGCAGCCGCATTCGATGCTGCTGCATCGATAGGTGACCTCTCGGTAAGTCTGGGTCAGCTTGTTGGTTTTCACGACAAAGGCGCGGGAGCGGCAATGCGGGCAGCTGGTGGTGCTGATCATCAGACTTTCCCTTTCGTGGCAGAGAACTGGGCAAGGAACTGGGCAATGGCGGCCTGGGCTTCGGTCAGCTCCTTCTCGACCTCGGGCCATTCGGTATGGTCGATGCGGCCATCAGCCCAGGCGGCGGCCAGCGAGGCGGCTCCTTCGATGATTTCGCGCAGAGCGGTGCCGGGCGGGCAGTCTCCCTCGACCCGATAGACGCCGGCCAGGAAGGCGGGGCGCAGGGCCTGGGCGGCGAATTCGACGGGCAGGAAATGCAGCATCAGCAGCATGGTCGGCCAATCGGGGGCCGACTGGCCGCGCAGATAGGAACGGATGGTGTCGGCACCCTTGCCGCAGGCGACGGACAGATCGTCGGCGGTGGCCGGCTGTCCGGGGCCGACGAAACGGGACAGGATGGAGGAGAACTCCATTCGGATGTTCCTCTGCCGTTCCGTCGCTTGGATGATTTTTTGTCCAGATGTCATGGCCTATGCTCTTTTTCTGAGCGTTGAGGTCGGTTTATGTGGCGCTGTGGTCGGAATTGGACGCGGGGGCATCCATGATCCTGGGTTCGCCTATTGTCCGTCTTCACCGTTATCGCGGCGGCGGCCATCAATGCGGATGGGCTCCCCGTCCGTTTCGTCCAGCTTGCGCCAGCGGTCGGGCCACAGGTCCCACAGAGGGATATCAAGGAAGGCGGAGATGATCCGTTCGCCCGGCATGTTGCGGGCATGCACGGCGCGGCGGCAGGCCATGGGATGGATTTTGGGCTCGTCCTGGCGGGCCATATCGGCCTTCCGCTGGGCCTCGGCTCTGATCGCCAGACTGGACAGAGTCTCGCCCCGCTTTTCGATGGCGGCCTTGATGTCCGCTTTGTCCCACTGTGCCATCGCAACTCCTGTGCGGATCGTCCGCTTGCGTTTATAATTGGTACTGTTGAACCAGATGTTGTTACAGAAATCAAACATCTGCAAGGATAAAAGTTCTGTTTTTGGTTCATGTGTCGCAATTATATGTGGATATGTTTTATATCTGTTTGTTTTCGCTGGGTTTCTTGTGGAGTGGCGATAGATGTCAGACAGCTTTCCTGAACGGCTTCGGCTGGCGCGCGAGCATCTGGGACTGTCAGAGACGGTGATGGCGAACCGCTGCGGCGTTTCGACCCGCCAGACCTGGGGACGCTATGAGGACGGGGGGACGCGCCCGAACAGCGATGTTCTTGCCGCCCTTGATGGCATGGGAATAGACATCCATTGGCTGCTGACCGGCGAAGGTTCGATGCTGCGCCAGGACAATGCGCAGGCCCAGGCGGATCGCCTGTACGAGGTCGCCGTTGCCGCGACTCTCGACTGGTACAAGGCGGCCCGGCTGGAGGCTCCAGCCTCCATCCTGGCCGGCATGGTGAGCCGGGCGGTGAAGATGATCCGCTCGCGCCCCGACGCGGCGACGATGACTGATGATGCGATTAGGACGGAAGTCCGTAACATCCTAGACGTTGCGCGAGCCATGCTATCCCAAACGGGATGGTCTCCATCCTCGTAGGTTGATTTCTCTATAGGTTGTGTATTAGCTTGCCGCCGCCTCCCCCAAGTGGCGGGGAGTGAGCCATGCCACTGGCTCTTTCCAAGGGTAACGCTGCTACCCCCACCCTGTCGTTTCAGGGCTCCGCCTTCCTACCCGGGTAGGCGCTATAACTATTGGGGTAAGCAATGGAGTTACAAGGGGAGATTTGCTCTCTGATGGCGGAGTCCCGCCTGTCCCGCGACGTTGCGGGGAGCATCAGGGGCCGGTTTCTGGGCGTGATGATGGCGGTTTATGTCCTGACCATCTTGCTGGTGTGTTTCATCTCATCGGACGAATTCGAGGGTTTCGCCATGCCTTCTGGCCCGGCGCATCCGGCGCAGTTCCTGCCGGCGGACCCATGATCATGGTCAGTCGGCGGACATGCGCTCGGATGCCTGGATATCGGAGGTCAGGCCGCCGCTGCCGTCCAGCCTATGGGCGACTTCGTCGGTCAGCCAGGACAGGGCCGTGATCTCGTTCCGCCACCCCGACAGGCTCAACGGGCTGCAAGCGCCGATCTCGGGCCGCCCTAGGGCCAGGGAGATGTTCATGCTGTGGCTGTGGTTCTTCTGCCGATCCCAGGCCGCGTCCGCCGCCGCCTGCGCCGTCGCCTGATCGGGATAGACGCGCTTCAGGACGCGGGTCGATCCTTCCTTGCCGGCCAGGACGGTGCAGGTCCTGGCCGAGCCGAGGTCGTGCCACTTGGCCTGGACGCCGGTATAGGTGCCGTCGCGGTCGGTGGCGCGGAAGGAATGGCGGTCGCCGTCCTTGCGGCTGATCGACACCGCCGGCAGCAGCTGGCCGCTGGCGGTCAGGCAGGTGCCGCTGGGCACGAAGATCAGCCGGCCCGATTTGATAGTGGCGATGGCGCCGAAGTCGTCGGCCAGCCGGGTCACCAGATTGGCGTCGCTTTCGTTGGTCTGGTCCTGATGGATGATGGGCACGGCGGCCAGATCGTCATGGATGGCCGGCGTCAGCCCGTTGCGCTCGGCCACGGTGTTCAGGATCGCGCCCAGGGTGGTCGAATTGTAGCTGGCGTCGCGGCTGTTCTTCAGGCTGGAACGGAAATCCGCCGACCGCGCCAGGATGGTGATGCAATCGACCGGCCCGTCTTCGCCGACCTCGTCCACCGTGAAGCTTCCCTTGTCGATCAGCCCTGATTCCTTGAAGCCCATCGACACCCGCAACACCACGCCCCGGCGCGGCAAAGCGATCGAGCCGGTCTTGTCGGTGATGACGATCTCGACCGTGTCGGCCTCCATCCCGGTCTTGTCGGTCAGGGTCAGCGAGGCGAGGTTCTTGGCGATATGGCCGGTGACATCCGAGCCATCGGCAGTGATGCGGAAATCCGGGATCATGGCGACCTCTACTTAATTGGTTCGAGCGAACCGGAAATGTTATATTATCGTCCGCCTTGAGGTTGTGGCGCTGGGGCGCCTTGTACATCTGACCTAGGGAGGAGTGATGTCTGAGACTGCGACGCCGAATGAGGCCCCCCGCGAAACCAAGAAGGTCAATATAGCAGGCTTCACGGAAGGGCAACGCCGCAAGGAACTGGAACGCATTGCCGCCAAGTTGGGCAGGAATGGCTGGATGCTGCAGACCTACAATGAGGCCGGCATGTCCAGCAGTAACGCCGTTTTTTCGCGTCCGTTCTCGCAAAACAATCAACCTTCTGGATCTGCAAAGATTGTGGCCGGTTCGTTCGTTGTTCTGGGAATCATCATCCTGTTTCTTGTACTTTCCGGCGGAAAAAATGCCCCTAGCGAAGGGGATGCTGCTACACAGCACAAGTCCAGCGATTATGCCGTTGCGATGGATGGCGATCTTGAACATTTCAAGGAAATGAAGAGCGCTGATCGTGCGGCCATCATCTCCATGTTCATGGCGGACAATAAAATTCCCAGCGATCAAAATAGAAATTTCTATAATTATGTCAGTGAATGGACATTCCAAAAAAGCGGAACCGTCGCTCTTCAGGCTGCTTTGACCAGCGCCCAGGCGGAATATTCCGAAACTGGCGGGAAATGGCACCGGCCACACTATAATCTCGACACCATGCCGTCGCAGTTCAGCGCCTGGGACGGTTCGCACCGGGCTCTTGAGGCTTACATCAAGAAAAGTCTCAACGACGAAGATTCTTACAAGCATGTCGAGACACGATACAGGTTGATGTTGGATGGAGATGCTGCCCCCTATTTGCTGCTGTACACTACATTTGCGGCCAAGAATGGTTTCGGCGCAATGATCAAGAAGACGATCAGCGCCAAGGCCACCTTGGACGGCACGCTTCTTCAGGTCGATCCATTCTGACACTTGTTGTTCGCCTGCAGAAATAGGTTCGGATGTAAGCGCCTTGCCACTCTGGACATGATTCTCTGCTGGATATTGTGGATATCCCGAGCCGTTTCTTCCAAGTCTGAGGGGTGGTGGCTATCGAGGTTGTGAATGGCGTTCCAAAGGAACGCCGTTTGCTGGATTACATTCAGCTCATCTTCGGTAAGGCCGTTCACGGCTTGCTGTCCATCAGCCGGCCCAACAGCGCGTCGTCGTCGTCGGGATAGGCCTTCAGGGTCAGGCTGAACTCGATTTTTCTGGGTGCGCCGTTGATGACCATATGCGACCGGGTTTCGCTGACTTTCTCGATGAACCATTTCCCCATCACCTGACCGGTTCCGGCGGTCAATATCCAGGCCTTGCCGCTGGACATCATCTCGCGCAGCTTGTCCAGATTGGCGGTCCCGCCGGTAACAGTGGGGATCAGCGTGCCGTCGATGGTCAGGCTGTCTTCGCCCGGTCCCAGCGACTGATAGGCCGGCGCCCGACCGACGCGGTCTTTGGCCGCCCAGCGCCAGGCGGTTTCGCGCTTCAGCGTCTCGAACGGGGCGGTTTGCAGAGAAAAGGCGAAAAGCCCCAGGCTCATCAGCGGCATGGTCAATCCTCCGAATCATGAAGGCGCGACCGTTCGCGAACGCCGGCCTGTCGGTCGCGCCGGTCCAGCTCCGCCGCCACGGCCCTGGCCGCCGCCTCGGGGTCTTGGGCACCGTTGACGGTGATATTGTGGGTGACGTTGCTATTCACCGGGCCGCCTCGGGCCGAAGCAGAGGCGGCGGCGGGGCTGACATCCGGGGCGATGCTGACTTGCCCCGGCGGCGGGGCGGCAATCGCCGCCGTCGAGGCGCTGACCGTGATGCCGATGGCGGCCAGGGCCGGGCGGATCATATCCAGGCCCTTGGAAAAGAAATCCATCGCCTTCTTGAAGGCGTCGGTGATGCCGTCCCACAGGTCAATGAAGAATTTACTGACCGGCTCCCAATTGGCGATCAGCAGACCGGCGGCCAGGGCGATGCCGCCGATGATCAGACCGATGGGGTTGGACATGAAAGCGACGCCGACCGCCCGGATACCGGCGATCAGCATGGGGAACACGCCGCCTAGTAGGCCGAAGCCGCCGCGCAGAACCGCCAAGGTTCCGGCCAGCACGCCGCCCTGCAGGCTCATCATGGTCATGGCGAAGCGAACCATGGCGAACGGCCCCATCAGACCGGCCATGGCGATGGTCAATGCACCGCCGCCGGCCACCAGCAAGGCCAGCACGCCGGCAAGGGTTCCAATGGTGGCGGTCAGCCGCGGGTTGGCATTGGCGAAATTACCGATGGCCTGGATGACCGGGCGCAAGGCGTTCGTCGCGCCGGTCAGCACCGGAAGCATTGAATTTCCGATAGCCTCCATGGCGTTCTTCAGATCGATGCCGGCCCCCTTGGTGGTTTCGTTGAAGGTCTGCATCATGGTGGTGAACTTTCCGTCAACCGTCCCGTCGCTGTTCATGGCTTCATCGCGGATGCGGCGGAACTCCTTCATGTTCGCCATCATTGGCACCAGGAAATTGGTCACCTGAACGTCGCCAAAGATTTCGCCCAGATTGAATTTGGCGGCCAGATTGTCGGCGGCCTGTTTGGCATCGCTTCCGTTCGCGACGGCGTCGGAGATTTCCTTCTCGAAATCGACACCGACCGCCTGACCGATCTGTTTCATCATCACGTCGATGGGGTCTTGCCCATCCATCAGGCCTTTTTGCAGCGCCGCCTTGATGTCGATGCCCTTCTTCTCGAAGTTCTTCACGGTGTCCGGGGCCGTCGCCTTTTGCAGGAAGTTGGCGAAGTTGTTGGCGGCCTCGGACGGATCGGCGGCGCCCTTGGTGGCGATCTGCAGGGCGGCAGACAAAGTGCCGATGGATTTAGCTCCGGTCATGCCCAGCGCATGGGCGGCGGCGGTCAATTGGGGGAAGGTGTTCGCCATGTCCCGCAACTCGAAACCGCCAAGATCGCCGGCCTTTGCCATGATGTTCATAGCCTGCCCCAGGTCTTCCTGTTTGACCTTCAGGTTGTCCATGACCGAGAAGGCCAGATTGGACATATCCTCCATCTGGGCTCCGGTGGCGGTGACAGCCTTGCCGATGGTGCCGATAGCGGCCATAGCGGCGTCGGGGTCGAGGCCTTTGCCGACAAGGATGGACTGGCCTTTCAGCAAATCCATTGAGGACTGATTGACATCGACAGACAGTTTGCGGATCTGGTCGCGGACCTGCTGCAACTGTTCCCCGGTCTGGCCGGCGGTCAGGCCATAGGCAGCCAGTTCATGCTGGAAATCGCCGGCCTGGGCAATGACAGGGACTCCGGCCATGACGCCCGCGCCACCTGCTGCCAGGGATGCCGCGCCGCCGCCGGCCATCCTGCCGGCCTTTTCCTGCATGGCGTTCATCTTGGACCGGGCGGCGGTCACCGCGTCCATACGCTTCCTGACCGTCTCTAGGGCCGAGGCCTGCTTTTCGGCGGCGGTGCGGGCGGCATCCAAATCCCGCTTCAGCTGGGCCTGGGCCGTTCCCAGCTTGCGGGTGTCGATGCCCGCCTCGCCCAACTGTCGGCGCAGCGTCTGGGTTTCGCGGGTGATTGATTGCTGGGCGGCTTCAAGCTGCGCCAGTTCCTTCCGGGCGGCGTTGAACTCGGTCTTGGCTTTGCGGGTGCCGCCGCCGGCATCGGCCAGGGCTTTCCCCAAGGCCTCGGTCTTCGCCCTGGCCGCGTCAAGAGCCGTGGCGTTGTCCTGTGCTTCCCGCTTCAGCTTGGCGAAGGCCTCGACTTGGCCGGATGCCTTTTCCAGATCGCGGACGGTGGACGTGGCCTGTTTCATCGCCGCCTTCATCGCGTCGGTGCTGGCGGTCGCCTGCTTAAAGGGAGCGGAAACCTTCTCGAAGGCCTCCAGCAGAATCTTCAGCTTCATCTCAGCCATCGCGGGCCTCGTCTATCGCCTGTTGTTCGGCCTCGATGAATTCCAGAGCCAAACCATAGGCTTGCCCATATTCGATCAGGCTCATTTTGTTGAATTCGCTCCCTGGGAATGACCCAGGGAACGTCTTCATCAGGATTCCCCACGCTGTCAGTGCGTCGTCTGGGAGCGGGGGAGTTTCTCGAAAAAATTGGAGATGGTCACCGACAGCTGAAGAAGGTCTGCCGGATCAAGGTCCTTGAGCTGCGAGGGAGCAAGCGGGGTCAGGGAAATCCGCTCGGCCAGGATGCAGATGGTGGAAACATCCATATCGATGATGTCCCGCAGCTTGATGCCACGCATGTCGCCCGCCGTAGGACGGCGCAGAGATAGGATGTCGATGGACTGATCGCCGAATTGCAGCGGCGAGGACAGGCGAACTTTGGAATCGTCGTTCATCTTCCTGGCTCCTTAAGACGACAGGCCCAGGGCCTTCAGGACCGCGTCGCTGGTGCTGCTGCCGTTGACGCTTTCGACGCCGCTGATCTGGTCAATCTCGATCACCGTCACGCTGTTAGCCGCATAGCGAAAATAGGTGATCGGCATCTTGACCTTCAGCTTGGCCTTGTCCTTGCCCTTCAGTCCGCCGAAGTCCAATTCCTCCCATTTGCCGCGCACCGAGATTTCGATGGCGTCGGTGCCGGCGCCGTCGGCGGCGATGGCGGCCCCCAGAAAGCGGGCATTGATGCCGGAAACGTCGGTGGTGCTCCACTTCTGCAGCACCTCTTGCGAAAATTCGGCCAGGGTGAAATCCAGTTCCAGCAGACTGTTGCCCAGGTCGATCTTGATGGGGCCGGCCATGCCGGCGGCCTGATATTCCTCGGTCTTCTTCGCCAGCTTGGGCAGGGTCAGTTCCTCGACCCGACCGGCGAAAGAGGTGCCGTCGATATAGAGGTTGTAGTTGTTCAGGATACGGGGAAGCATGGGCTCTCTCCGGTTAGGCGGCCATTAGGGCGGCGAAATCGACCAGATAGTCGTCGGTGAAGGTCTGCTGGAACAGCAGGTTTTCCAGCGGCGGGACGGGGGTGTAATCGTAGGACACCAGCAGCTTGCCGGCAGACAGGGTTTCCTTGGTGTTCTTGGTCGGATCGAACCAGGCATCGGCACCGATCAGATAGCCGTTGCGGACCAGCTCGCGGAACTTGGCGTTCAAGCCATCGACGATGTCGCGGACCAGGGTCGGGTTCATCGCCTTGTCCACCGCCCAGAAATGGGCTTCGGCCATGGTGTCGGCCAGGATTTGCGCGGTGCGGGTATAGTTCTCGAAGACGAACTGAGTGTCGGTCGAGCAGGTGCGCGAACCCCAGAAGCGGAAGCCGTCCTTGCGGATCAGGGTGGTCACCTCGCTGGCGTTCAGATAGCCGGCGTCGGTGCTGGGATTCTGCAAGTCCCAGAAGACATCCTTCGACAGGCCGGTGACGCCCTGCACCACGACGTTGGACAACGTCTTGTGCCAGCCCACATCCTCATCGATCTGGGCGCGCAGGCCCAGGGCGCGGGCGGTGGCCCAATCGACCCTGTCGGCCTCTTTGATGGTGTCGTAGCTGATAAAATCCGGCCAGATGATCATGGTTTCGCGGTTGCCGAAGTTCTTGCGATAAAGAACGGCGGCTTCCTTGGTTTCGCAGCCATAGGCCGAGCAATAGGCGAAGGCGCGGGTGTTCTTGGCGATAGCCGACAACTCGGTCGCCACCGCCTGATTATCCAGGCCCGGCACGCCCAGGATGCGCGGCGAGACGCCCAACTGCGCCTTGGCGGCGGTCAGGGCCTGCATGCCGGTCTTCATGCCGTTGACCGTGGTGCCGATGATGTTGCTGGTGGTTTCAGCCTGGGTTTCTCCTTCCGCGACGCGCACGACCACCACGGTCGGGCTGCCATGGTCCTTGATGGCATCGAGGACATAGGGGATCGTGCCGGTGTCGCCGGCCTTGCCCACCGCGCTGGCGATGTCGGTCACCAGGGCCGGGCGATCGAGCGGGAAGGTAGCGGCATCGGCATCGTCGCCGGTAACGACGACGCCGATCACCGCCGTCGAGATGACGCGGATCGGGCGGGCTCCGGTGTCAACTTCGGTGACGCGGACGCCATGATGATAATCAGTGGGCATGGGGGCTTCTCCTAAGCGGTTTGACTGGTGAAATCGGGGGTGGTGTCGTCTGGAGCGACAGGCCAGACGGTGGCGAAGGGATTGGTCGTGTTGCTGGGAAGGTCGCGAAGCTTCTGCGCATATTCCGCCCAGGCGACGGCTTCGGCGTCTGTCAGGCTGGTGGGAAGGCCAAAGTCCCGCTGATTGCGGTGGCGATCCAGCAGGGCGGTGGCGACGGCCAGTCGCGCGTCACGTTTTGACCGCAGAGAGGGCCAAGGATCAATCTGAGACGCTCGATCTTCCGCCACTTCCTCATCGGTGATCGGCGTCCAATCAGCGGCGGGCAATAGCAATCTAAGTTGCTCCGCATTGGCATGATCCTCGGCTGAGAGCCAGTGCAACGCCCCGGAGAGGTCTTTATAGTATTGATCAACGAATTCCATCTCTCCATCCCCCTATCGCATTTCGATGACAGAATTTAACGTCACGGTCCCGCCGTTGCTGTTGCTAAACATGTACCCGCAGCCTGAAGGCACGATGGCATCGACACTGGTAATCTGGGCACCCGTGGACGCAGTACCCTGCAGGAGAGCAAGTTGGGCTCCTGCACTGTCGTAAATAAAAATGTACGCAGCCAAGGCAGAGGTGCTCATGACAGTCGATAGGTGCACGTAAATCGGCTTGCCGGTCAGATTCCAATAAACCGTGTTCAGAGCGCGACTGCTCGTAACATCCTGATAGGCTTGGCCGTAGCCGATGCTGGACATAGCAGCTCCTGCCAGCCCACCAATTCCCTGGACCAGAGTAGGCTGTGCCGTCCAGACACCCGCGACGCTTTGCGTCAATGTGACAGTGCCGACGACACGATAAGGGCTGTTGCTGACGGCGGCGGAGGAGTAGACCCCAGGACTCGGAGCAAGGGCCGTCATTGCGGCGCTGCTGACCGTTTGACTTGCGCTAAGCGTGTAGGTGCCAGTGCCGCCCGAGCCCGTCCCAAAGGCGGTAATCTTGCCAAGATATGTCGTCGTGCCCGACATGATGCGCTGACCGACAGACAGGTTGCCCGAGGCCACAGCGGAGACAGTCAGCGTATTGCCCGACTGGGATGCGGTGATACTGGCATTACCCGGTGCGGCACTGATTGCGGTCGCATTGATCAGGCCGGCTTCGGACAAATCCTGGCCGCCGGTCATGTTTGTCACCGCAAGCACCGGGGCGCCGGCATTGTAGAGGGCCAGCAGCGCCAGGGTGGCTTTCTGCCCGTTGAAGGTGCCCAGCGTCACACCACCCGGAACCGTCAGCGACAGAGCGGGAACCGGGACGGTGGTAAATGCCCCATTGCCTAAAACAGCATCGCGGAAGGCTAGATTTCCACCGGCATAGGTAAGGGTCAGCGCATTTGAAGCAACAGAAGTGCCAATGCTTTGAAAAGATGCCGGCTTATCATCAAAAGCGGCTTTCAGGCCTGCCGGCGTCACTGCTGTGGCGGTGTCGGTTCCGGTCTTGGCAGATGCCACTGTCGCCAGCTTCAGGATGCCGGCAGTGCTTTCAGACGCTGGAGATGGGCTATAGGCCGAATCGGTAATAGCGGCCTTCAGGCCTGCCGGCGTCACCGCTGTGGCGGTGTCGGTTCCGGTCTTGGCAGATGCCACTGTCGCCAGCTTCAGGATGCCGGCAGTGCTTTCAGACGCTGACGATGGGCTATAGGCCGAATCGGTGATAGCGGCCTTCAGGCCTGCCGGCGTCACTGCTTTGGCGGTGTCCGCGCCGGTCTTAGCTTCGGTTACCGTCGCCAGCTGAACCAGGCCAAGGACAGAGGTGGTCGCATTAACGACCTTGTCGGACAAGGTTGCCAGAGCGCCTTTCAGCCAAAGGGTCCGGTTCGCCAGCTGCTTTCCCTGGCGATTGCTGATGCCATCCGGCCCGCCGACAACGGCATCGTCGGTTTCGATCTGATAGATGCCGTCTACCCATTCGGAGGTTTCGGGCAGGGTATTTTCGACAGTGTCGGCCATGGTCAGGCGGTCCCGTAATTATAGGCGCCGTCGTAAGACGAGCGTCCGTCGTAGAGGTTCGAAGCTTGCTGATAGTCCAGGGAAAGAAGCTGGCTTCGGGCCGGGGCGGTCGATGCCAGAATCGCCAGGGCAACCGATATCTGATCGTTGCGGATCGGCTGCTGCAGGATAACGCGGTACATCGCCCAGGCGTCTTCCCAGCCATGGAAAAAATGGCCGTTGTAGGTGATTTCGCCGTTATATTTCCGGTCGCCCAGACGCTCGACGATGCTGGCCTGGAAGCCGGCGGCGGCCAGGGCGCGTTTGACCGAGCCGACCGTGCCCTTCCGGCGATGAATCTGATAGGACTGGGCGATGACGTTGCGCTTGGTCCGTTCAGACCAACTGCTGTCCCAGGTATCGACTGAATAAGACCATGCCAGCCAGGGCAGCAGCTCCGCCGGGCAATCGTAGGGATGCCACAGGCAGGCGAAATCGACCGGCAGGTCGGCCATCCTGGCATTGACCGCCTCGATCGCCCGTTCAAGGTCGCTGGCGGACGGTGGAAGAAGGCTCTCAACCATCGGCGGCCACCGTCACGTCGATGGACAGGCAGTACGGGGCCTGGGTCTGGCTGGCGATGATGTCCGCCGCCGGCTCGGTCAGGATGACGCGGGTCACTCCAGACTGATGCAGAGCCTTGTCGATGCCGGAACGGGCGACGACGCCATCCACGACATGACAACCGGCCACATAGACGCCGGCAGCCTTGAGGGAGGTAGCCAGCACCGTCGCCTTGTCGGGGCCGCTGCCGATCACCAACTGGGCGGTTAGCTGATAGCCGATGATCTCCGCCGCTTTGACCTCGACGGTGTCATTGAGGGGGCGAATGTCTTCATCGCTCAGAGCGGCCAGCACCGTCGCCAGCAGGTCTTCGTCCGCCGTGCCGTCGCCTTCGGTGGACAAGACCGTAACCCGCACCGTGCCCGCCTTGGGGCGGGTGACCGAGCAGCTTTTGACTTTGGCCGAGGCAGACAGAGTGTTATAGCGGTAAGCGCCGATAGGCCCGGCGGTGGTGAATCCCTCGAAAGCCAACTGGATGCGTTCGCGGAACCGCTCATTGCTTTCCATGACCGCCGCCGTCGGCGGGGTCGTGGTGGTGTCGGCTGGGGTGACCGTCAGGCGCTCGACATCATAGCGGGCGCCGATCTGATCAAGATCATCGTCTTCGGCATAGGCCAGCATGGTGGCATAGGCGGCATCATTGACCCGCTGGCGCAGGACCATTTCGCGGTAAGCCGATTCTTCCAGCGACTTGACGATGGGGTCGCTTTCCGAAGTGGGGTCCCAATCGGGCAGGATGCCGGCGGCGTCGAGCCGCGCTTTCATGTCCGCCTTACGCTCGGCCAACAGCGTTTCATATTCGATGCTCTCGATGATGGCCGGCGACGGCAGTTTCGACAGGTCGATGGTTTTGCTCATGCCGAGCCCCCGACCTTGGTGTCGGCAGTGATCAGCAGGCCAGATGACTTGATCTGGCAGACGGTGCGCAGGACGGCGCTGCCGTCTATGCCGGCCACCAGATTGGCCGATTGCAGCGAGACGCGCTTTTCCCAGCGGTCGATGGCATCGGCGGCGGCGGCGATGACCTGCAAGGCTCCGCTGGGCGAACCCGGAGAATCCACAAGGTCAAACAGGTGGCTGCCGTAAGTGCGGCGCATGACGCGGGTGCCGACTGGTGTGCGCAGGATGTCCGAAATGGACTGGCGGATATCGGCGATCTCGTTCAGGGCCTTGCCGGTGACCACATCCATGCCGGCCATGTCAGGACTCCTCCGGGCTGGCGACCTTGGGCGGTGAGAATCCGTGATCCGGTTTGGCGATGGTGACGGACCCTGCGGACCAGCTTTCCGAGGTGAATTCGGCTCCGCCTTCGGAGGTCAGGCGAGTGACCTTGCCGGCGTTGTCGATCTGGTAATAGCCGCCTTCGGCGGTGCGGATGACGATGTTCTTGCCGTCGATGACGATGGTCCTGCCGGCCTTCAGCGCGATGTCGCCGACCGAGTCCAGGGTCAGACAATGTTTGTCGCTGTCATAGCTGACGGTGGTGCCATCCTCGAATTGGATCACGTCCAGATTCTCGGCGGTCACCGGTGGCGGCAGATCGTCGGAATAGAGGATTTGAGCGATGACCGCCTGGGCGGGGTTCCCGGACGGGCTGAGGACAACAGCTTGAATGCCCGGACGCAAAGGCCGCCAACGCCGGAAATTCCGGCCGATTTCGGCGGGGAAGGGCAGCCAGTTTGATGGAGGCCTGCCGGAAATGGACAGCTGGACGCACTTCTTCTCGTGATCGACGGCAGTAATGCTGCCGATTGCGATCAGATTTTCGAGGCGGCGCTGTAGTTCGGCGATGGACCAAGTCATGGATGCATGATGGCCGCCCGGCCCTTCCGGCGGTCAATTTCGCCAGGGTTGGATTAGCTCTTTCCAACCTTCAGGAGGCGGATATTTCATCCATGATCCGGGCGATGACATAGTCGGTATCCTCGGCTGTCAGCCCCAGCAGGGCTCGGGCCGGATATTTGGCCCTGGGTCCATTGGGGGCGACAGCATCGACAAGGCCCAGCTGATGCACTTCGGCAAGGCGGGCGGTGCGGCCTTCATAGCCAATCTCGGCCTGGACATCGGTCCCGCCGGCCAGCAGGCGGCGAATGTCCCGCATGCCTTGCAGCATCTTCGCTTTTTTGCGGATTTTCCCTGCCTTGTTGCGTTTCCTGGGGGACCATGCTTCGCCATCCGGCCCGGTCTGGCGAACGATGCGCTGCTGGTTCCGGCGGCGCAGTTCGCGGGCGATCTCGACCAGCAGCTTCTTGCGGCTGCCCGGCTCCAAAGCGGCGGTGGCTTGCTGCAGCCAGCGTTCCAGAGGGACGAACTGATCTTCAGCCATTTTCGCCGTACAGTATCAGGGCGGTAAGGTCTTCGACCTTGGCGTCTTTCTTCGGTGCGGTCTTGGCGTTCTTACCGTCCACTGTAACGGCGATATGTTCTTCCACCTCGATCGACAGGCTGACGTCATATGTCTTGCTGTCGATCTGGTCCACATGGAACCCCAAAGCATCGGTAGGGGAGGATTTGCATTCGGCCTTGACCCACTGGCAGGCGACAAACAGCAGATCCTGCAATGCGCCCTGATAATCCGTGACGATCTGATGAATGGTGTACTTGACCAAGAATCCGGCGTTCTGATCGCCGTCCCAGGACTCCACCGTGCCCTTTTCGGCAAAGGTCAGCAGCTTGTCAGGCTTGATCTTCAGGCCTGATTTCAGGATGGCGTCCCGCGACGAAGCCAGCTTGATCATTCGGCGACGCTCTGACGGCTCAGAGCCCGCTGGTCGCGGACCCAGGACTGAAGGTCGATCAGCTGCTGGCGGTTGGCTTGGCCGGTGCCGATATCCTCGGCCATGGCGCTGACCAGTCGGGACAGCCGGACGCCGGATGGGGCGCTGTCCGGCTGACCGTCACTGCCCGGCGGGACCAGAGCCGGCATGATCCGCCATTCCTGGGGCGGCGCCATCAGATCGCCCGGCGGGTCCGGGAACGGGCGGCAGGCCCCTGGCAGCGGCATCGAGCAGGCGCAAAGCGCCAAGAGGGACAGTGCAGGCAGCATCATCTTGAGCGGTGACATGATTCGGAACCTCCCTAACAATTGTGCGGGTGATGACCTGGATTTTCTGCTGATGCGCGGCGGACTCCTCGCCGGCCTTTTCGGTGATGAAGTCGGCCTTGACGATGTCGCGCAGCTCGGTTTTCTGCTGCGCCACCGTGGCTTTGGCGAATTGGCCCTCTTGCCAATCGGCGCCAAGCCATCCGCCGGCCAGCAGACCAGCCAGAAGGCCAAGGGCAAGATCGCCGAGGCTGAAACCGAACATGGGCAATCTCCTCAGTCTATGACCGCATCTTTTGCGGGGGCGGGCGGCGGTTTCGGCGGCGATGGCGTGATTGCCGAAGGCGCAGGGCGTGACAAAACGTCATGGGTTGTCGCTGCGCCCAAATAGGCGCTGGCGATGACCCCGGCCAGCGTGAAGGCCGACATCACGACCTTTCCCGCCACATCTGCATTCACCCAAGGAAGAACGAGGGCGGCGATAACGATGCCGGCGCAAAACTGAAGAATGCGCACCGCCATCTGCCGGCGGAAATCCCATGTTCCCCTGGGCGAATCCAGCCGCATCAGGCCACCGCCAGCGCCTGTAGCGCAGCGCGATAGGCGGCTAGACGCTTGTCGTAGCCATGGGCATCGCCCTGCGGCTTGGTCTTATGGCCGATATTGACCAGATCGCAGATACCGTCGAAGTCGGCCTTATCGGCATAGGCATTGATGCCATGGCGGCTCCAGAACCAGGCGGCGGAGCGGGCGGCCCCTTCCGGGCTTTCCAGATAGTCAGGTGCGGACAGCAGATCGACGCCCAGGGCCTCGCCGCATTCGGCGTAATTGTCCTTGCCGGTCAGCTGGATCAGGCCGCGACCGCGAAAGCGCCAGCCGTCGCCGGATTCCTCATCGCCGTTGCCCATGCGATCCGCATAAACCCGGTTGGCGATGCGTTCGGGCTGGCGGTCATAGTCCGCCGCATCGTCCTCATCGTCGAAATGGCTGTGGAAGACCCGCAACAGGCCTTTGGCGCTGTAATTCAGGTTTTCGACCAGACGCGACAGATTTTCCGATTCCACGGCGATTTGCGACAAGAAGGCGGCATAGCGCCGGGGCGTGGTGATCTCGAATTCATCGCAGGCGGCGGCGATGGCCGGCGCGAAATGGGCGATATTGTCGGGATGGGCCTGGGGGATGGCGGCGGCCAGGATGTCGCGCATATCAGTGCCCTCCCAGCTTGCTGGTGATGCCGGCCCACAGGGCGGCCAGGACACCGACGCCAAGGGCGGCCACCATTGCCATCGCGCCATGGTCGGCGATGCGGCGCAGGCGGGAACCGAAGCGCAGGTCAGCCTGGAATTCGGCCACTTGATCCGGCTTGTCGATATCGACGCCGAACTTGGCGAAGACTTCCCGGACGGCGCGATCCGCCGCCTCTTCGGCGACAGACGACACATGGGCGCAGGTCGGCCCCTCGCTGCAATTGGCCGGCTTCCTCCGGTCAGGTCCGATATAATTTTCGGTCATGGTCAATCCCATAGGCTGGTCGTGGCTGTGGTGGTGGTGGTGGTGCGCTCGGGCAGCGTCACCAAGGTTCCCTTCGGCAGAATGATCCCCTTGCCGGCAAGCCCCGGATTGGCGGACATGATGGAGGTCACCATGCTGGTGTCGCCGTCGTAGCAGCGCGAGGCGATCATATCGACGGTGTCGCCCTGCAAGGATCGGATGACCTTCGCCATCAGATCAGTTCCACGACGGTACGGGACCGACCTGTCAGGCGGGCCAGGGCCTCGGTTGACTGGCGCAGATAATCGGTCGCGGTTTCTTCCAGCTTGTCGGCGCGGTTGTGACCGTCCTTGGTGGAATCAAAATCGCGGGTCTTGCGCAGCAGCTGGGCGCGGACGCGGGAAAAGACGGCGGTGGTGTAAAGGATGACTTTTTCAGAAACGCCGCCATAGTTGGTAGCCGGGACAGCGGAAAGGCTATCCACCGTCTGCCGGTCCCGCCAATCGGCGAGGGAAAGATTGATCTCGATCATCTCGGCCTGAAGGGCGGAGGTGACCCGGACCATGTCGAAAATGTCGGGCTGGCCGGTCTGATCGATGAAGTCCTTGGCATCCAAGTCTGGATACCATCCGTCATTTTTGACCAACGTGTCCTGGCTGTCGGGCTGGTCAGTGGGGATCAGGGTCAGCATCGCGGAAATCCGTCGAAGGGTGGCGGCGACGGTGGTTTCGGAATGTCGGCTTGCGCCTTGTTCCTCGACCTGCCGTCGCCGCGCCGGGGGGCCTGTTAGGACGCGGGCGGAAGGGCTTTCCGCGCCCGCGTCAATTGCGTCTTGACCCCGCTGTTGGGGTTCAGCTTCAGAGCCGCCTCGAAATGCTCGATCGCGACCGCCGGGGCGCTGTCCAGAGCGATCAGCCCAAGGGCTTTATGGGCCTTGGCGCGGACCTCATCGACCATGTCCTGATCGGCGGTCAGTTCCAGTGCCTCGTTGATGGGATCGGCCAGCGCCTTGTCGGGGCTGGTGGTGGTCAAAACCGCGTCCGCCAGTTCCTCGACCAGGGTGGTCGGCAGATCGCGGCGGAACGGCTCCGGCATGGCAAGGCCATGACGGATGCCATAGGCGGCGATTTCCAGGCCGCCGTCCCAATCGCCCGCGTCCAGACGCCAGACCATGACGGTCGCCAGGACATCGTCCTGGGCTCCGCCGCCGCCGGCAATCACGCCATCGACATAAGGCGCGTACTCGGCCAGGAAGCCTTTCTTCGTCTCGATCTTGGCGGTCTTGGACTGGATGGCCTTCAGCTGGGCCTGATGCAGGCGCAGCTGACCCAGCATGCGTTCATAGGCGCTGCCGGTGGCCGGCTCCGCCCCCGAACTGGCCGCCGCGCTTTCGCGGGCGGCCATGGTGCGCTGGAAATGGGCGCGGGCGATGGACATGGGCGGTTACTCCCAGCCGCCGCCGGCCTTGGGCAGAAGGATGCCTTCCACCAAGGCGCAGGCGCCGAAGTCCTCGATGACATAGCCGTCGTTGATCGACAGGAAGTCGATGACGCGGTCGCGTTCGGGCTTTTCCGCGATCTGCCGGCGCAGAGAGCCATTCTGCCAGTAGATCGACAGATTGCGGGACGAGGTGAGCAGGACCGAGCGGCGCTGGAAGAACGGCACCACCTGGGCTTTCTTGCCGCCCAAGGTCTTGTTCGACAGCATGGTCGCCAGGGCGTCTTTTTCAGTCGGGGCATCGCTGGCCGCCGAATTCATCAGGCCCAGATATTTGTCGGTGGTCAGTTCATTGGAGACGATGGCGACAATGCCGGTGTCTTCTCGATACCAGGGGTCCAGCAGCTCGTTGGTCATGTCGAAGACCAGGGAGTCGAGGTTGCGGTAATCGGCCCCGGACTCCGTGCCGACCTTGATGCCGGACAGAACGCGCTGCGGAACATTCTCGCGGATATGCTGTAGCCAGCCCTTGTTGACATCCTGCAACAGAGGATTTTGCGCCAGATCGGTATCGGCGGCGATCTTCGTGCCGTTCCAGCCGATCATCAGACGGTCGCGGGCGATCTGGGCGGTGACATGGTTGCGCATACGGGCCTGGAAATCGGGGAACTTGGCCCAAGCGTCCAGCTGCTGATAGGTGACGTAGGTGTCGAAATCGGTCTTGGCGCAGTAATAGGCGAAGTCGGTCATATCCACCAGATTGCGGGCCTCGCGGTCCTTGGTGGAGGTGTCGGTGCGACCGGCGGCAGGCCCGCCGGCACCCAAGCCGAGACGTTCGCCGGACTGTTCGTCCACCGGCACGATATTGACCGACTGCAGGAAGGCGGCGCTTTCCTGAATGCGGTCATTCAGGGTCTGGGCGACGGTCGGGGTCACCGAGAACTTGTTCATGGCCGAGGCGACGTTGTTCAGCGTGGCGACCTGGGCGGCATAGGCCTCGAAAGAGGTGCGAGTTTCGTTTTTCATGGTTCAGCAGTCCGTCTGGGTCATGCCATTGCCGCCAGCGGCAGGCTGGCGAGGCTGGGAAGTGGGGGTTTTGGACATCTTGGTTTCGATGTCGGCCAGTTTGGCGTTCAGTTTGGCGAGGTCTTCGGCCAGCGTCTTGACCGTGCTGGCGTCGGAGAAGTCGCCGGCCTTCTTCTGCATATCCTGCAGGGTGGCGGCGATTTCGATCATGCCGGTTTCCATGTCCGACAGCTTCTTGACCGCCTCGGCAGACAGGGAGGCGGGGGACTGTTCCGTCTTGGTCTTGCTGGACGCCAGCAGGCCCTTGATCTTGTCCAGCAGGCCCTGCGTTTCGTCTTCGACGGTGATGCCGCTTTCCTCGACCGCCGCGCCGAACAGATGCCGTTTCACCGCCTCGGGAGCCAGTTCGGATTTGGCGGCGAAGGTCAACATTTCGGTTCCCAGCGAAGCCGGGCTGTCGGTCACCGCCAGACCCATCAGATAAGCCTGATTGGTGCCGGCGAAATTCGGGTCGATCTCGACCGAGAAAAACACCTTCTGACGGTCCTGGGCCAGCTTGATCAGATCGGCGGTGGGGTCCAGCTGGGCCAGCAGTGCGCGGGTGCCGTTGTCACCATCCATGGCCTTGACGGCGACGACATCGCCGTAGGCTTTGAACGGGCTGTCGGGGAGGAATGAACGGATATGCTCCATCCAGACGCGGGCGCCATATTTGGCCGGGTCGTAAGTCGCGGCCATCTGGTCGATCATGGCGGGAGTGATTTCCCGGCCATCGACGGTCTTGCCGGACGTGGCAACGCGGAGGAACTTTGTCGGCATGTCGTTTGAGTCCTGGGGGTTGGGACGGTTACCCGGTCAGGCTGGAGTGCAGGCGGCGGACCCTGCAAATCCCCCAGGGTTGGAATAAGGGATTCCAACTTTAAAGCGCGTGCGTGGCGGAAGATGCCCGCCACAGGCTGGCCCCATGTATTCAGCCGACGAAAATACCCGGATCGAAGCGCGGAACCTTTACTGGCGCGGTTACAGCGTGGCCGAGATATCACGCTCGCTGTCCGTTCCCTATGGCACCGTCGATGCCTGGAAGCGCCG